CCCAAATTGCGTCGTGCCTATGTTCAGGTGGCAATGACTCAGCATGAGTTAGATGAATACAAAAAGTGTATGGATGAACCCATCTATTTCATTAAAAACTACATGAAAATCGTTGTTCTCGGTAAAGGCATTCAACCATTCAATCTTTATCCTTTTCAAGAGGACATGATTCACACATTCAATAACAATCGGTTTGTCATTTGCAAAATCCCTCGTCAGTCAGGAAAGACAATTACCACAGTTGCATTCATGCTTTGGACAATTCTGTTTAATAAGAATTACAATATGGCAATTCTTGCACACAAAGGAAGTGCTGCAAACGGAATTCTTCAACGTATGAAACTGGCATATGAAAATCTACCCCCATGGTTACAACAAGGTATTGTTGAATGGAACAAGGGCAACGTTGAACTTGAAAACGGATCAAAGATTGGTGCATATGCCACATCAGCAGACGGTCTTCGTTCTGGATCATATGATATGATTCTACTTGATGAGTTTGCGTTCGTTCAGGAAAACATTGCCGAAGAGTTCTTTACCTCAACCTACCCTGTTATTTCTGCTGGTACTGATACAAAAATCATCATTGTTTCTACTCCAAAAGGCATGAATCACTTCTTTACAATGTGGACAAAGGCCGAGAAGAAAAAATCTGACTATGTTCCCATCGAAGTTCATTGGAGTGCTGTTCCTGGAAGAGATGAAAAATGGAAAGAAATGACCATTCGAAACACATCTGCGGAACAGTTTCAGCAGGAGTTCGAAACAGAGTTTCTGGGTTCTTCAAGCACCCTAATCTCTGGACCAAAACTAAAGCAGATGATCGAACTTCAACAGGATCCAATCAATCGCGATGGAAATCTACACATCTTTCGAGAACCAGAAAAAGATCATACCTACTGTCTCTGTGTTGACGTTTCCGAAGGTCTTGGTCTTGACTGTTCAACATTCTCAATCATTGATGTGACCACAATTCCTTATAAAGTGGTTGCAAAATATCGAGACAACAAAATTCCACCAATTTCTCTACCAGCATACATCGTTCAATCCGCAATTCGATACAATGATGCGTTTATTTTGGTAGAAATCAACTCCATCGGATTGCAGGTTGCAGACATTATTCATCACGAGTTTGCATATGAGAATCTGATCAAGATCGAAACCAAGGGTAAGCACGGACAGCAACACACTCCAGGATTCAAGAAAAAGATCGCATTTGGTCTAAAACAGTCAAAGCAGACAAAGGCCATCGGATGCGCAAATCTTAAAGCCCTTATTGAATCGGATAAACTGCTTGTTCCTGATGCTGATACCATCAACGAATTTACAACTTTCGTAGTTGATAAGCAAACCTATAAAGCAGAAGAAGGAAGAAAAGACGATTTGGTTATGACTCTTGTATCCTTTGGATGGTTGACCTCACAGAGATATTTCAAAGAAAACATCAATAGCAACATTCGAAAAATCATTCAGGAAGAGCAAACTCATATCATGGATCGTGATCTTGTGCCCTTTGGACTGATTGACAACGGAATTGACGATCCTCTAGAGTCAGAAAGAGACAAGAACGGAGACCTTTGGATTGCCGATCGAAAAAGTAAGTACATTTTTGACAATGATATAGACTGGGATTATCTGACAAATCGTCATAAATTATGATTTAGTATTTTACTAAGTAAAAAAAGAACAGAAGAAGAAAAGAACAAAATAAGAGAGTCTCACAAAGGACAAATACCATGGAATAAAGGTGTGAGAGGATACAAAATTAACAGAAAGAGTGAAAATACCCAAAACAATAAATAAAATAAGAACACAACAACCTTTTCTACAAGGAGACTAACAAATGGCATTTATGCTCTCACCAGGTGTCAATTTTTCGGAAATTGATTTAACTACAATTGTACCAGCAGTCGGCACCACGGAAGGTGCATTTGCCGGAGATTTTGTTTGGGGTCCAATCAATACAGTTGTTTCACTTTCAAACGAAGTCGAACTTGTAAACATTTTTGGTAAACCCACAAACGAAACATTCCGTTCATTCTTTTCTGCTGCTAACTTCCTTTCATATGCACGTAGATTGAGAGTTGTTCGCGCGGCAAATACTGCAATTGCGAACAACGCAACTGACGGAACATATCCTATTCTAATTCAGAATCGCGATGACTATGAAGTAAACTATCTTGATCTCTCAGCACCATATGCTGCTGGACATTGGGCAGCAAGATATGCTGGTGCTCTTGGAAACAGTCTAAAGGTTTCTGAGTTTGCTGGTTCAGCAAACTCAACCGCATGGTCTTCATGGGAATATAGAGAAGAATTTAACGGAGTTCCTGGAACATCCGCATATGCTGCAAAGGTTGGTGGTTCTAAAGACGAAATGCACGTCATCGTTGTTGACGAAGACGGTAAGTTTAGTGGAACTGCTGGAACAATTCTTGAAAAGTTTCCATATGTCTCTAAGGCATCTGACGCAACAAATGACGACGGAAGCAGCAACTACTATGTCAACGTGATCAATGACCGTTCTCGTTACATCTACATTCTTAACCATCCGGCAGATGCAAACATCACACTGGCAAACATTGCTAACGTTCAAATCATCAATCCAGGTAACAACTATTCAAACGGAACAGTATCGTTTACCTCAAACACCGGTTCTGGTGTTGGTGCTACTGCAAGAATTAACGTCAATGCTACAAATGCTATCGTGACATTCTTGGTTACAGCAAACGGTTCTGGATTCTTGCCATCTGACTCAATCACAGTTGATCTGTCTACAAGAATTGCAAACAATGATCCAAACATGCTTCTAAGCATGGCATCTGCAAATCTTAAGGTCAACACTTGGTCTTATACATATCAACCAACTCAAGCAAACTGGGGACAACCAGCATCAGGCAGAACATTCGAAGAATGGAAAGCACACTACACTGGTTCTCTTACAGGTGGAGCAGATGGAACTCCATCAGCAGCAAATCTTGTTAATGCATATGACAAGTTCTCAAATGCAGAAGAAGTTGATGTATCACTAGTTGTTACTGGTGCAGCACCACAAACTGTTGCTGAACACGTACTTGATAACATCACTTCTACACGTAGAGACTGTGTAGGATTCATTTCTCCAGAATTTGATGACGTTGTAAACAACGCAGGAAATGAAGTTATAGACACAGTTGCTTACAGAAACAACTTCAATTCAACATCTTATGGTGTGATGGATTGTAACTGGAAGTATCAGTTCGACAAGTATAACAATGTAAATCGTTGGGTTCCTCTCAACGGAGACATTGCTGGTCTCTGTGTTCGCACAGACTATGAACGCGATCCTTGGTTCTCACCTGCAGGATTCAATCGTGGTCACATCAAGAATGTCATCAAACTTGCTTGGAACCCAACTCAGGCAGACAGAGACGATCTTTACAAGAATGGAATCAACCCAGTTGTTTCATTCCCAGGAGAAGGAGCAATTCTGTATGGTGATAAGACCATGCTTACCAAACCTTCTGCATTTGATCGTATCAACGTTCGTCGTCTATTCATTGTTCTAGAAAAGGCAATCACCAGAGCAGCACGTTACTCATTGTTTGAATTCAACGATGAATTTACTCGCGCACAGTTCGTTGCTCTTGTAGAACCATTTCTTCGTGATGTACAAGGACGCAGAGGTATCTATGACTTCCGTGTTGTTTGCGACACCACAAACAATACTCCTGAAGTAATTGATCGTAACGAGTTTGTTGGAGATATCTACATCAAACCAGCACGAGCAATTAACTTTATCCAGTTGAACTTCGTGGCCGTAAGAACTGGTGTTGCCTTCGAGGAAATCGTAGGAAAGTTCTAAAAACAACATAAATAGAAACACAACAGGAGTATAACACAAATGGCATTTAGGGTACAAGAATTTAGAGCAGCAATGAATTTCGATGGTGCTCGTCCCAATCTGTTCCAACTAGAGATGACTTTCCCAACTCTAGTTGGGGCTGCCCAGTCACAATTTACATTTATGGCCAGAGCATCAGAACTACCAGGAGACTTTAATGCTTCTGTACCAGTTTACTACTTTGGTCGTGAATTGAAATTTGCTGGAAACAGAACCTTCCCAGACTGGACATTTACTATCATCAATGACGAAGATATGCAAATTCGTCGTGCGTTTGAAGTTTGGATGAGCAATATCAACTCACACGTTGCTAACCTTCGTAACCCATCATTCATCAAGGGTGATGGTGGTTATCAGACAGATGGATACGTAACTCAGTTTGGTAAAGCAGGAGATATCATCAAGAGATATAAGATTGTCGGATGCTTTCCAACAGAAGTATCTCCAATTGCTCTTGATTGGGGACAAAATGATTCTATCGAAGAATATTCAGTGACACTTGCTTATCAGTGGTGGGAATCTGATACAACAGATTCCGTTGGTTCGACTGGCGACTTCTCGCCTATCCTTCCTCCTATTTTCTAATATAGTCTATGATGTGGAGAGATCACAAGTCTCTCCACCTCATAAAAATGGAGTTATAATGAATGGCAATTCTCTTTGGGTTCCAGTTAGGTAAAAAACCCACACCAGAAGAAAACCTAAAAGAAAAAACGTTTGCTCTTCCCGCAAATGAAGACGGCGCGGTTACAATTCAATCTGGTGCTTATTATGGTACATATGTTGATCTTGATGGTGTTGTTCGCAATGAAATTGAACTTATTACCCGTTATCGGGAAATGTCTCAGCAACCAGAACTCGAAACTGCCATTGATGAAATCGTCAATGAAGCAATTGTCATGGAAGACAGTGGAGCATCTGTTGAAATCAACATAGATGACCTCAAGCAATCTGTTGGTGTAAAGAAAAAGATCGAAGAAGAATTCCTCTACATTCTCAAACTTCTCAATTTTGGAAACATGGGACACGAAATATTCCGTCGTTGGTATATCGACGGAAGATTGTACTATCATATCGTCATTGACGAAACTAATCCAGCACTGGGCATTCAAGAAGTTCGATACATTGATCCACGACGCATTCGCAAGATTCGTGAAATTCAAAAAACAAAAGATCCAGTGACGGGCATTGAAATTATCAAAAATCAAAATGAATACTATCTCTATAACGATAAAGGAATGATGGGTGCACATAGCAATCTTGGTTCAAGAATTGCTGTGGATTCAGTCGTCAACGTCAACTCTGGATTGATGGATGCCAAGAGAGCAATGGTTCTCTCTTATCTTCACAAGGCGATCAAACCACTCAATCA